ATATCAGCAGTATACCATGAGAACCATACTTCCTTATTCCGAAGTGGTTGATCACCTATGAGGGCGAATTGTTCCCACATGTAATCCATTTTAGTGGTGCGAGTCCACATGTTTTCAAGCCCTGAGTAATAAGAGGCTTTTGGATATACTGTAAGAATTGTCATGATTAACCCATAATCCGGAATGGTATAGTTAAATATCGGGGTGTTATCCCTTGCAAGTGCTTGTCCTGTGTATTCACCAACAGTATAATCTCCAGCTTCAGCAGTTGCAAGTACCTCAGTAACGTAAACGTCACCTGTATATCCGCCTATCCATACCGGACGATCAATATATAGAGGGTTAGGATTGAATCCGAAATTGCGTTGGACAAAGTCAACATAGCGGTCTCCTGCACGAAGTGAGCGTTCAAGGTATTCAGTCATTTGCGCTGCATACCTAAAGTCCCTAATCGTAGAAGATAGTTGTAATACTAATTTAGATTCTCCAACTTCAGAAGATAAGAACGCATCAGTAAGTGGTGGGAATGCTGATATCGTTAAATTACTATCAGAAGGAGGAGTACCGTCTAAATTAAATATCTTTTGAGGAATAAAATTCCCTGTCTCCGGATCAGTAGCAAATGAAGGTATTAATACATTTTCGCCCTGTTGTGGAGTGGGTGTTGCTGAAGTATAATAGTCCCTTGGCCAGTTGCGACGGAGAACACGTAAGTCAGGCAACATGGCCTCGATCATCGTTGTATTGTCACCTTCTGAGAGTCCTGAATTGGAAGCATCATTAAAGAGAGGTGTTTGTATTTGATCGTTACGGTAGTACTCATCCCAGATTTTTGCGTATGCTGCTGGAGGTAATGCCGATGCTTTGATTTGAGATATTAGGGTACCAGCAACAGGCGGTGCATTGAATCCCATATAATTAAGAATCCCATCTGTGTAAATAGCGTCTGCCCTTTTATAAAGGAAATACGGATGCTGTAATGAAGCTGCCATAGGATCCGCCTTAATGAACTCTTCCCACGAATTCTTTTTGTGTACATTCCATAACGTACCGTAACGGACGTAATAATGGTCAATGGTGAAATATACCTGATGCATGATCGGAAGCCACAATTGAGCGAAAAACATTTTTATTTCATTCATAAGTCTAACGGTTTCACCTGGGTAAACCTCCTTAGTTGCTAGAGGTACCAGCATTCCCATAGACAGCGTTGTTTTATGGTTGAAACCTATTTCAAACCATGATTGCTTTGCGTGTTTTTCCATGCGCTCCGGCATGGTATTACCTGATTGAATTCTCCGGCTCATTTTTGTTGCGTTTTAGGTTTACGTCCTGCTAGCCATTTTCCTATCCATCCTACTGCTGCGGCTAAAAAGTAGTAAGTGAGATCAATAATTTGCTGGACAACATCCGGCGGTAAAGGTTTTTCCATTTTTACAGTTTTTTATTAAAGGCCATCATTAATACTCTTGCGAATCCCTGTAACCATTGTGGTAGATTATCAATATCTTTTGTAAGTGCGTTGTTCATAATCTCTTCAAGGCCCCGTATTTTCTTTAATTGTTCCATAAGACCCTCCTGAGCTAGAAGATTTTCAATCTGCTGTTTTGCCTTGACTAATGCCTGCATTTTCATTTCCTGAGGTATGTTTTTAGCGAAAGCGTCCGCTTCTACATATGCTTCTATTTCTTTAATACTTTCCTCATGTTTTTTAATGAAGGACTCCGCTTCCTTAATACGCGTTTCTGCCATTTTTTGAGTACCGCGAACGGATAGCTCAGAGCCGTCATCCTGTTTAATGCCCGAACGCATATCTTTAACCTGAATATCGGCAGCAAGGTCTTCCTGTTGTGTTGCTGTATAGCGACTAGCTATTTTCTGTGCAGTACCTAATGAGGGATCAATGGATAACCTAGGAACCTCTGATTGATTGGCTACATTACCCCTGTACATATAAGCTAAAGGTAAACCGGCTTTCCTTAGCCGCTTCACTTGAGAGAGGGGGGAATTGTATTTGTTTTGTAAGACAGTAGCACCTATCCCGAATAGTGCCTGTATTGCAGATGATATGAGTGTCCCGCCTATAACCCCGAGAGGCGAGTCTGATGAACGGAATCCTTTAGGCTGACCTTTTGGTGAACGACCGTCGTTTCCAAAGATTAGAGGCATAATTTTTGTTTTTAATTCGTTCCGAATTTTTTGGCCTTAAATAGACGAGAGCATTTAAGGCCGTGTAAACGTATCATTTAGTTTTTAATTACGCAAGTGTGCTTTATTATTTTTTATAAGGGCTTCGCCCTATATTTGTATAACCACCTGATTATCAGGTGGTTATTGTTTTAAATTATTTTATAATTTTTTTATTTTCATTCTTTTTGGTTCAAAAAGAATGTTTTTTGTCAGGGGGAACGGTCGCGCATCCTCCGTCGCTAGGCTCTTCCTTGCTCCACTATGTTACGCCGTCATCGCTGTGCTGTGTGCGGTGCTGCCCCTTATCCCCCCGAACCCCCCAATGGGGAGTGTGCCACCGAAGGTGGATAGAGATATTTCATATCTCTTTTAGCGAGTAATGTATTATCGCTTTTTTGTTTAGAGTGTTCATTCAGTGCCTTCAGTACGACTCTATTTTATGTGTCCCTGCGGGACTAGCTTGTTTAAAAATTGTGGCGGACGGCTACGTCCTACCGCCACAATTTTGATTGGCGATCTGGTGACCCAGATCGATTTGAAAGGCTTATACGCCTTGTGGCTTACCTCCTTCGTCGGTTAATTGCGTCCTGATGGACGACCTTTAATAAGCTGGTTTTTAGGGCTACCGCCAGTAACGACAAAAAGCCCCGCTACTTTTAGCGAGGCTTTTTATCCAGACTGAGATCGTAGATAACTACACTTTTGCAGCCGCCATGACAAGGTCATGAATTCGCCTAGCAAATTGTTCGACGCTGGCTGTTCGATCGAGATCGAGGTTGTTATTGAGTGCTTCCATGAAAACTGAGAAACGCATATAGCGAACTCTGATTTCTTCCGACTCGAAATTTTTGAAGTGGTTATTCTCCTGAACCTCTACCGTTTGGATATTCTCATTTTGTCCCGGATTCGGGAACTGGACCTGAACTTGGTGTGGATTGTTTGGCAATTTCTGCGTTTTGCTCATTGAGTTTGTTTATATGGTTAGTCTTTATTTCATCCTGGTAAAAGGTAATGTTTCGATCGAGATCTGACTCCAATTTTTTGAGGTCTGCAAGATGATGAAGTTTCTCTGTTTTGTCCATCATCCAGAAGTCCTTATCTAATAGTTCCTTATCGTCATAATACGCTGCCATTGTATCAATGGGTTGCCCCATACGGAGCATCTGAAATGCCTCTAAGGGAGTGCGTGTTTTTATTACCATGGTGATTGACGGCTTAGTATTCCGTTCTGCTGATGCTATACCTTTTTTCATTCGTAATTACGTTTTTGACGTTTTTGTAATTGGTTTAATCGTGATTCCTTTTGATTGAGTTCCCGTACATCGATAGACTGAAGTCCATGTTGTTGATATAGAAGTTCCTGTAAGCGTTTTTGTTCTTGTACTTGTTGCGCAATATATTGATTTTTTTCCTGCTGCTCTTCCTCTGAAAGTAGTTTTTTGCGATAATATCTTGGAAGTGGTATTTTAGTTCCTCGCTGATTAAGTACTTGGTTGTTTTGAGGTTGTCGGATATAGTTCTGAAAGTTGCTATCAGCAACCGATAATCCGAGACCTTTTGACATGAAGGATTTCTCCTTATCTCTGTTTTCATAGTTGATGTTTGAATGATCTTTAATCATATATTTTAGTACATAGTCAATATTATTTACATTAACGTCAGAATCTACATCCACTTTGCCTTTGCCCCAAGCCAGAGCAATATTATCAATATCAATAATATTGAATAGTATATAATGCCAGTGACTACGACCTTTAAGGTCTCCATATTCCGAGACTCCATAGTACTTGAATTTTGCTGTTTGTATGATCCCATATGTTTTCCTATCGAATTCTTCCTTAGAGATATAGGAGCGTGATGCAAGGTTTTTCGGTTTTTCAAGTTCCTTAAGGTTTTTTATGAATTCAAAGTGATCATTTTTATTTATTGTACAGCCTGTGTCAGTTCTGGGTAGATGTTTGTCGTCGTAAGTCAAGGTGACGAAAAATGAAGAAAAAGACTGCCGCTTTTCTTCCATCATCCTGTAACTCCATTGTGCTTTGCGCTTTGTCAAGCATTTTAAACACTTCCCGCAATCGGCTGGAAAGTAATAAATGTAGCCTCCGTTGGGACTCTTCAGGGGTGTATTGTATCTTATCGAAAGTGGAGCATCGCACGCCATAATGATGATCTTGTGAGTTGTATTGATCTTCCAAGTTAAACCTGATTAATTCAAGGGGGAGCAGCCAATTCCATGGCCTGCCCCCCTCATGAACATCATCAGAGTTGTGGGAGTGCATTTTTTGGAAGTCTCCGTAATACGTCGATTTTGTTAAAAGCATGGACAAATATTTCATGTTCGCCAGCTTCTGCGTCGACATTAAAAACACGTCCTATGTCCGGTTTACAAGTAATGAATTCAGAGTTCAGTACTACATCTGAAGCTGCGTCGAATTTACGCCCCAGATGAAACGATTCCCATAAAGTACGCATTTGTCCGGAGACAATGTCATTACTGTACTTGTGTTGTGTGTATTGTGGAAGGTACCCAAAAATTTCTTCATTCCAATCAATATCAGCAGTATACCATGAGAACCATACTTCCTTATTCCGAAGTGGTTGATCACCTATGAGGGCGAATTGTTCCCACATGTAATCCATTTTAGTGGTGCGAGTCCACATGTTTTCAAGCC